TGCACTTGATGTAAAATATGCAAAAAGTCCTTCGATACTCCGGGCGGTGCCCTGCCCTGCCCCTGGCCCGATCTCAGGCCCTCCAGGAGCCCTACGTTTATCGTCATTCGCTTGACATTATGACCGACATGAGATGCAGGATTAACTATTTATCTTAACTATCGATAATCACATGACTTCTCAATTTGCAATTCCCGTGCCAAGTTTACATATTCTTTCTTATCAGACCAGGTATTTGTGCTATTACGGGATAACACCTGGAGATTACAGAGCTATCCTATATTTTGTAGCACAGGAGCAAAAAATAGATCTCGACCCTCGGTGGAGATCGGGCAGATTGCTTTTTTGACCCGACCCCCGATACCCCGAAATTCCAAGCGGAGATCGGCCAGGCGGAGGTTCCTCAGCAAATTTTTTAATTTTGCCGTTTTAACAGGAGGGATATATGGATGTTAGACAGTATTCAATTAACGTAAGTGAGGAAGTGAGGAAGTACGGTCAACTTGGATTGCCGACCTTGATCGAAATGAGGCCGGATCAACACAAGGCTGCTACTGGAAAGCCGGATGGATTTTTACTTTGCATGGCAAACGGAGTGCCTGTCAAGGTCTTATCAAGCGTGACTTCTGGAAAAATTAAATTTACTCGACGGAATGGAACGGATATTGCCGAAATGACCTACACAGCAGATTCTAACCCGCCATACGGCTGGAGAGAATAACCAAACTAACTAACAACAAGGAGGTATTTCTATGTTACTCGATCTTGGTTTAATCGTTGCTGCATTAATTGTTGGTTTTGTCGCTGGAGCCATCACAATGTTTTTCGTTTACCGAAATAACATTAAAACTTTTCAGAAACTCGAAAATTCATTCGGAGGGCTTCAAGACGCATTTCAGTTCAGGATCGATGAACTTGAATCCCACATTAAGGATTTGATCGATAAGATCAGTAAATTAAGTAAATAATGAAAGAATCTTTTCCTGTCGAGATCAAGGGTAAAACCGGAAATCCAACTTGGACGAAAGGTGGCCCCTCTCCTAACCCCGCTGGTAGGACGAAGGGTATTCCCTCGTTGGGTGGGGATCTCAAGGAAAGCATCTTTAGGGTATTTTATTCTGCCGGTGGGCCGGATCGTTTAATTAGGATTCTTAATAAAGAAAGTCCTAAGAGCGACTTGGCTTTTATTTCTTTTGTGAAGAATATTTTAATTCCCATTCTTCCGAAACGCACCGAATATGACGTTGAACACCGATCCGTTACCTTTGTTCTTTCGGATGGGAGTCAAGAAACGTTTCAGAATGATCCTGAAGATGCAGACGTTGTGGATGTTATTCCAAAATCCCAGGGCGAGGAAGTTGGCTAAGGATGCCGGATATGTAGTCTAACCTGACGAGGGACAGCAACCGAGTCCTGGGAAATATATGTCAGATAAACAGATTAAACTTCTTCCATCTCAATCCCGAATGGCCTTGAGCACTAAGACCGTGGTAGTCTTGATCGGGCCGAAAGGGGAAGGTAAAACCTGTGGTGCTGTAGCCGCTATTATGAAACACGCACAGCGGTTCCCTTATAAAATTAGGGGAGCGGTTATTCGTGACAGGTTTACAAATATTCAGCGACACACCATTCCCTCGATTATGAAGGCTTCCGGTGGTGTGATTACCTTCCATCGAGATGGCGCCCTAATGAAAGGCCCGAATTTCGAGGCCGACCTTTTTGGCGTGGATGACCTTGGTGATATTTCCAACATCCAGGGATCGGAATATTATTTTGTTTGGATCGAGGAACCGGCCCCCGTGTTTGATGTAGGATCTGCCGGTATCCGAGAAGATGTTTTTACCATGTGTTATGCCCGTGGCGGTCGTGAGGCCGGAGCCATTGATAAAGTATTTGTAACGATGAACCCTGCCAGTAAGGGCCATTGGACTTATAAGAAATTCGTTCTTAATCCCCACGTTGATTTTTATGATGACAAGACTGGGGAATTAGATATTGAAGTGATTCGTATCCCGTATGGCGAAAATACATTTCTTCCAGACAAGGAACGGGCTAAGACTATGAGGGCTTTTAAGAATCGGCCCGAACTTTACGCCAGGTATGTTAGGGGAGAGTTTTCTAATGTCAACCTGGGGATGTCTGTTACGCCGGAATTCTCCGAACTCTTTCATAGATCTCCCATTATCATTGAGCCATGGGAAACACTAACCTTTCGTTTGTGGGATGGGGGCCTTTGGCCCACCTGTGTTTTTCTTCAGATATTTCCAAATGGTCAAATTGTTTGCCTTAAAACTGTGCGAGGAGAAAATATTGGAATGAGGCAGTTAATTGAATATTTCATAAAGCCCCTCCTCGCCACTACCTTTCGGAATATCAGAGAATGGCGGGATATTGGAGATCCCTCCCTTTGGAACAGAGATCCAATGGATTCTACTAAGTCAGTGGCAGAGGTAATTGAAACCGAACTTAATACAGTTTACGAACCTGGGGAAATGGGATGGGAAAATAGGAGGGAGGCCCTTCAAAGTTTATTTACCAGAGTGGTGGACGGTCAACCCGGATTTCTTATTTCTGCCGATGACGATGTGATGATCGAGGCCCTGGGTGGTGGTTGGCATTATCATAAAAACGCAGCCGGACAGATCCTTAAGGATTTACCAGTAAAGGATCAACATTCACATCCTGGGGATGCCCTCTCCCATGGCATTGCGGCAATTATGAATCCAACTGTAGCTAAACCAAATCGACCGGAAAAATGCGTAACCGATTTTAATATTTTTGATGAACCAAAAAAGTATGGATCGGGTGGTATAGATTTTGGTGGTGTTACGGTACCCGATTGGAACCCGTTTCAATCTTAAGTACGATTCATCAGTCAACCAATGAACGCTTTTCAATGTATTTGTGGATCATTTATTAGTTTTCACGGGGAACCTGGCGAGGCTATTCCGTGTCCCAGGTGTGGAACGGAATGGACACAAACCTCCGTGAAACTTGTGGATGGGACTTTTTATTTAATTAAAGAAAATGGAATGTGGGTTTTGCAAGAATATAAAATAAAACCAAAAATTGAACAATACTTTCCAGTTCCAAAAATTTGGGGGAATTATTAAAATGTGTACTGGTGGTTCGCATCGGGCTCATACCCCGATTACTTCTCAGGCCCAAGCAGGGAAATTTGGGGCTGAATTAGATAGGCGGGAAGCTGGTAAGAAACCCAGGATGAAGGGTATTACCACGGAAGAATTAAGGGCTCATCTTCATGAAGCCAAGGGAAAAAAATTACCGGCATATCATCATCAATCAAAAAGTAAAAGTGTGATGGGGTGAGGGAAAAAGTATGGCTGAATTGACCTATAAGAAACGGGGAAATTTACCGACATCTTCTTTTGCGATTCCAGAAAGTCGGGCATATCCGATTCATGACGAGGCCCATGCCCGCAATGCCCTATCAAGGGTTGCTGCCTATGGAACCTCGGAAGAAAAGGCTAAGGTAAGGGCCGCCGTCCACAAACGTTATCCAGATATTGAACAGGGAACCGGAAAGTATAAGGGTCATTCCAAATCTGTTCTTGGGGGTAAATAATAAAATATATGTTGACCAGTGAAACGTGGGGATATTTAAATCAATTGGTTTCCGAAGAAAGATATAAGGCAAGTAGAAGGGATCCTTACGTTAAGATCAAGGAAATTCATGTTGGCTATATTCATGTGGATCTGGAGGCTGAATTTGTCATGGCCTCAGAACAGAGAAAAAAGATTAATCTCGGAGAGGTTAATGGAATTCCCATTATTTTAAATCCTCTTTGCGAAGGTAGTTATCAAGTTATTTATGATACTGCTGAAATTTCCATTGGTGGAATTAAGCCATCTAAATCGTGGTTAAAACGATATGGATTAAAAATTGCAAAAAATAAATAATGGAGGGAATGAAAATGAGTGATAGTCCGTTTGCAGGGCCTTTTGGGACATACGGCCCCCTGGGGGGAATGATGTCGGGAAAAGAGGAAAAAAAGAAACAACAAAAAAAGTCAGAAGTTTATGCCGCCCAACAAGCTGCAGGGGCCGCTGCCGAAAAGAAAGCTGCTGAAGAGAAGGCCAAAGAAGAGGCTAAACAGGCGGCCATAGCAGAAGAAAAACGCAAGAAGAAATACGGAAGAAGGGGTTTTCCCATGGAAACCTCTCTGACCGAAGATCAAACCGGGGTGCGTAAAAGTTTACTTGGTGGGTAATGTTCACTAAATAGTGAACGTTTGTTTTTTGTGCACATTATACCAAGTTGTAATAATGAGGATGATCTGAATGAAGTTTTCGGTAAAGGATTTAATCGAGAAGTGTAAACGCCTTTTCGGGGTGGGTCAGGCCAATTGGCGACCATTGTGGCAAGATGCCGCAGACTATATTTCACCCAAGCGATCCAATATTTTATCACCGGTAACTCCAGGATTAAAACAGACCGAGAAACTATTTGACTCTACCGGAATTCATGCCAATGAATTGCTTGGGGCTTCCATGAAACAGGCCATTACTCCAGCCAATTTGAAATGGTTTTCTATCCGCCATCGTGATGAAGAATTAATGAAGGATGAAAATGTAGTTCGATGGTTGGAGGATTGTGCGAGGCGAATGTTTTTGGCTTTTCATCAAAGCAATTTTGATTCCGAGGTACATGAACTTGACCTTGATCTTGGGGCCTTTGGAATTGGAGCAATGTATTGTGAAGAAAAACCGAGGATCAGTCCAAAATTTAATGGACTTCGATTTCATACCCTCTCCATTGGGGAATACGCCATTGAGGAAAATTTTGAGGGAGACGTTGAAGTACTCCAAAGAATTTTAAAACCTACCGCAAGGGTAGCCTTTAATCGATGGGGCAATGCTGCCGGTGAACGTGTGGTGAAGGCTGCCCAAAATAAACCGGAGCAAACTTTTCCATTTCTTCATACCGTGGTTCCAGAGGAAAAATTTTTCATGTCGCATTACATTAACCTCGATGAAAAGATTTTGGTGGAAAAACCAAGACCCTATCGAGGGTTTCCATTCCTTGTTCCAAGGTGGGGTAAAACCTCTGGAGAGGAATATGGTAGAGGGCCTGGTTTTATAGCCCTACCCGACATTAAAACACTTAATAAGGCTGTTCAGCTTGAACTTCAGGCGTTAGCAATGATGATTAGGCCGCCTACTAAATCCAGCGATAACGGTGTCATTGGATCGCCCAAACTTATCCCCGGTGGAAATACAATTGTTAGGCGAGACGGCACATTTGAACCGTTAAAACTCAATATTGAATTACAGACCTATCAGGTTAGGGCAGACAAATTGGAAGCTAAGATTCGCAAAGTGTTTTATAGCGATCAACTTCAGATGCAAGATACCCCGACCATGACCGCTGCCGAAGCCTATATTCGATATGAATTAATGCAACGAATTCTCGGCCCTACCCTGGGAAGAGAAGAACGTGAATTTTTAGATCCCCTCATCAAACGGGTTTTTGGAATTATGTTTTTTGCCGGAGCCTTCCTTCCAATGCCTTCAGTCTTAATTGGACGTTTAGACGAACTTGACATTGAGTATGAGGGGGAAATGGCTAAGGCCCAAAAAAGTTCGGAAGTATCAGGTTTAATGGATGTACTGAACATTACGGCCATCGTTGCTCCGCAAGATCCGAGTGTGATTGATTGGTTTGATTTTGATGAGATCATTCCATGGTTAGCACAAATCCGTGGTGTTCCAAAAAAACTTTTACGCTTGATTGATGATGTCAAGAGTATGCGTGAGGGTAGAGCCAAAAATGCTGACCAGAAATCACAGGAAGAAAGAGCCTTACTGATTGCTGAAGTTTTAAAGAAGTTGACTCCGGCAATTAAGGCGGGAGCCGTTCCACCCAATTTCGCACAAATCATGGCTGGCGGAGGTCAAATATAATGGGTAGAAAAACATCAGTAACAGTAGTTACTCGTGAAGCCGAAAGTGGCAAAGAAGGAGAACAGTATAAGATCTCCAAATTATATGCCGATTGTTTTTCTTCTGAGGCTGGTAAATTTGTACTGAAAGACATGAAACGGAAATTTCATTTTGTAACATCGACCTTTATTTCTGGTGATTCTCATGCGACTTCATACCAGGAGGGTCAGAGATCTGTGGTGTTGGATATTTTAATGGAATTAACAAAGTCCGAGCATCCTGAGATTTTTGAAACTCCCGATACCGAAGAAATACAAATTTTTTAAACAGGAGGTTTAATTATGTTTGAGGATGTAGCAAAGAGTTTGGGGCTGTCGGAAACAGTAGTTAACTCGATCCCAAAGGATTTGCGGGAAGATAAATCATTTGAGCCCATCAAAGATTTTACGGGCCTTGTGACATCTTACCGTGATGGGCAGAAAATGATTGGAAGGGGAATATTCCTTCCAGAGAAGGAGGCAAAACCGGAGGATAAACAAAAAGCGGTTGATAGTATTTTTAAGAAATTAACAGAGAATGGT